TGATCCGTCCGGCGTCGGGCGCCATCACGCAGCTGGACGTCGACACCCACCTCGCCGCTTGCGGTCCCGCGCGGCAGTTTGCCCACGAGTGCGCTACCGCAGCCCTGTCCGGTGTTGCTCTTCGTGATGTCGAGGAAGCCGACGACGCGGCAGGTGATCTCCCGTGACCACCGAGCAGAGGCCCGTCCTGGAGCCGTCGCTGGACCCGATCCCTGCGGAGATCCACGAGCACCGTCTCCCGAACACCCGTGTCGCTGGTGGCGTCTGCTGGTCCCTGTTGGTGGCCGAGATGGCCGCTGAGCGCACCCAGCCGGCCCCGAACCCCTGGACACCCGAAGGCCCTGAGGAGGCGGCATGACGAGGGTGGAGCGGTGACTCGGCGGCGGCGCACCGGGGCGTCGACGAAGCGGGAGACCACCACCCAGATCCGCCGGTGGCGGTGCGGGTACAGCGGGAAGTGGTCGTTCGCGTCCCGGAAGGACGCCCGCCGGATGGCGAAGATCGCCCACCCGCATGACACGCAACTGACCGCCTACCGCTGCTCCTATGAGGACCACTGGCACATCGGGCATGTCGACGTGTACGCCCGCGAGCAGAGCAGGAGAACAGCGTGACCGAGCAGCCGCAGTACGCCATCATCCACGTGAAGCCGACACCTGAGTCGGACGCGTGGCCCGTCGTCGAGCGCGTCCCGGGCGGTTGGCAGTCGGGGGTCTTCCACTACCCGGACGAGATCGTTCTGAAGGTGGACCCGCTGTCGCTGGTCCCGACGGCAGTGCTCGCCGTAGTCCTCGAAGAGGCTGGAGACGCACTGCGGGACGTCGGCAAGAAGGCGCTCGTCGTCAAGACGACGCTGGAGAAGCCGTACCCGGACGCGCCGGACAAGAACCCGTGGGACCAGTACATGAAGGCAGCGGCCAGCCGCGCCTACAACCTGGGCTGCCAGATCCGCGACACGCTCCGCTCCGAGGGGTGGGCGTCCCGTGGGTGACCGATCGTGCGTCTTCGACCACCGAGACGAGGACGGTGTCCAGGTCCTTGCCGCGCCGGGCCGGGTGGCGTGCACGTCGTGCACGGAGCGGGTGTGGCGAGACCTCGGCACCCTGCAGCAGCTCTACAGCCACCTGACGGACGTGGACGAGCTGATCCCCGGCGGGTCCCCGGACTCGAACGGCACCCGCACGGTCCCGGGACCGCGGTCGCCGGCGGTGGACGCGCTGATCGTGCACATGGACCCTCGGAGCTCGACGGGGCCGGGCGAGTCTCCGGCGGCGTTGGCGTCGGTGGCGGGGTGGGCGCGGCTGGTGCGGGAGGACACCACCGTCGACGTGGACCCGACGTTCATGCTTGCGGTGGTCCCGGCGGGGCGGATCACGATGGGTCGGGAGTTGGCGACGATCCGGGGCGCGTGGCCGTGGGTGACGGGGCAGGTGTGGTTCCCGGACATGGCGGCGGAGGTGGTGCAGGTGGTCGCGGCGCTGCGGTCGACGCGGCGCGAGTCGGAGCCGACGCTGATGCTCGGCCCGTGCCCGTACGTCGCGCTGACGGCGGCCCAGACGGGGATCGGCATCGACCTGACGTGCGGTGCGAAGCTGCGGGTCCGCCTGTCGGCGAGCGAGATCCGGTGTGTGTGCTGCGGGTCGGTGTGGCCCAAGGACAGGTGGAGCGAGCTGGGTGACCCGTGGACCGACTATGCCTACTTGTCCGGGGAACTGGGTGTGAGGGCGACCACGTTGCGGGACTGGGCCCGTGAGGACGAGTGGCGGAAGGTGCGGATTTCGTGGAAGCGGTCGGTGGTGTGGCGGGACGACGCGATCGCCTCCTACGTGCGCAGGCGGGGACCGAAGCTGGAGGAGGCAGGGTGAAGGTCAACATCGACTGGATACGGGGTGCCACAGACGACGTGCTGGCGGTCACTTCGCCGGGGTCGTCCTGGATCACGGCCTGCCCGCGAGAGCAGCTGCTGGAGTTCGTGACGGTGCATGGCGTCAGCGTCAACGACGTCCCGCTGCCGTCCGCCGTCATCATCGAGGACGGTCAGGTCACGTTCGAGGTCGTGGTCCGGGACGAGCAGGGCCGCGTCGTGGTGGACGAGGCCACGAACGGCTTGAAGCGGACGACGGTCACCGTGCCGCAGTGCGCGCCGTGGCCGCTCACGGCGTCGCTCGGGCAGCAGCCGCACCTCTTCGGGTGCGTCTATCCGGAAGGCGGGCTGGAGTGCTCGTGCGTTCCCAAGGAGGCAGGATGACCCGCCCGGAGACGTGTCCGAAGTGCTCGGACCGCTGGCGGTCCTACGGGCCGTACGGTCGACTGGAGTGCCCCAATGAGCACGTGTTCATCCCCAACGACGCGGGCACCTTCACGCTGGTCGACTATCCGGACTTCGACGATGGCCAGGTGCGCGACGCCGAGGTCGAGCTGTACCGCACGGGGCGCGTCGACCGCGTCCCGGACCGACCTGCCGCGCTGAGGCTGCTCCGGCGCGAGCACGACGAGCAGCGTGACTACGAGGTCAACGACCCGTACTGCGGCGACCAGATCCTCAAGATGCTGGCCGTGCCGTTCTCGGACCGTCCCGGCTACCTCGACTCCTGGAGGCCCTGATGCCCACGTCCTGTTACGAGACCGACACCCTGAAGACGACTGCTGTGGTGGAGGAACGCCCCGAGGGCAGTGGCTTGTGGTGGTCGGTGTGCAACTGCGACACCGTCTGCTGTGAGGGCGGTACCTATGAGGAGGCGGTGGCTGCTCTGGACGCTCACCGACCCGGGCCGTGGCCGACATGAGCGAGCCGCGCGTCGTACTGGACGCCTACGCCGTAGGCCATGAGGCTGGGGCGATCGGCTGTCGAGGTTTCAACCGGCGAGATCATGCCCCGGCCGCGTTCGCCGCGCTGCGCGCCGTCCTCGACCTGCACGTGATCGGCAACCCCGGCGTCGCGGCAGTCGCGTGGTGCGGCGGCTGCGGCGACATCGAAACGGCGCCGGACTGGCCGTGTCCGACGGTCCGCGCCATCACGACCGCCCTGGAGGCGAGATGACCGACACCGCCATGATCATCCTCACGTACGTCTTCAGCGGCCTGTCGCTCGCCGCCAGCGGCTACACCATCGCCGTGTCCTACCGGACCGCGAAGCGACTCAAGCGGCTCCGTAGGGGGAGGCCGTGATCAGGCACGCCACGGTGGCGTGGTGCCTCGTGCTTCGCGATACGACGCACTCGGGCGACACGCCACGGTGACCCCGCGTTGACGACTCCACCTGCACCAACGTATCGTCGATCATGTTGGTGAAGTGTCCGGATCGGACGCCTGAGCCGACACTCCCTCGCCGCCCTGAGCAAGCGGTGGGAGACCGGGCGGACCGGGGCACGGCGTGCACGCTTAGTGGACCCCATCGCGGCTCGGCTCAGCTACCTGACGAGGCCCCCTGCCCATGCTGGCGGGGGCCTCGCTGCATCCCCGGGAGGGCACGATGTCCAGTGACGGCCCAGTCGTCAGCGGAGATCCGCGGATGTCGGCCGACGGGCCCACTCGTTGGGCTGCTGCCCGAGCTACCAAGACGCGCTGTCGCCACTGCTACGAGGACATCGTCCAGCTTCGACCGGACGACCGCTGGCGTGACATCGAGTCGGAGTGCGCGACCTGCGCCCCGAACCTCTACCACGAGCCGCTGACTCCCACCTGATCCCGGGGCTGCCCGACGTAGCCGGGTAGTGCCATCGGTGCAGGCCCGTCCACAGGCAGCACGCGGGTGGCAACCCCGAGAGGAGACCACGTGGACGACGACGTGGGCGACATCGCGGACCGGGTCTCGGCTGCCATCGCGGCCAGCATCCAGGCCGGAGAGCTAGGCGACGACACCGCGGGCATGCCAGCCGGGTTCGTCCTGGTCGCCACCTACTACGACTCCGAGGGCAAGCTGTGCACCGCCCTCACCGCGAACCGTGGCGCCCACACCCACGAGACCCTCGGCCTGCTCGCCCTGGGTACGGCGGCGTGGCAGGCGGAGGCGGTGGACTGGGTGCGCGGCGAGTAGCTGGTGGCCCTCAAGCCCTGCTCCACTCCTGGCTGCCCCGAGCTGGTGCAGCGTGGCCGCTGCCCTGCCTGCTCCACGAGGGCTGAGCGCCGGCGTGGCAGCGCACGCGAGCGTGGCTACGACCACCGCCACGAGCACCGCTTCCGCCGGGTGGTGCTGGCACGTGACCCGATCTGCACGCTGTGCGGTAAGGACTGGTCCACGGATGCGGACCACTACCCGTTGGATAGGCGGGAGCTGGTACGTCGAGGGGTGGACCCCAACGACCCAAGCCATGGGCGCGGGCTGTGTCACAGCTGTCACAGCACGGAGACGGCGAAGCACCAGAGCGGCGGATGGAACGCATCGTAACGATCTTCATTGATCGAATTCGAACGATGTAAACGATCAACCAATGATCTTCGGTGATCACCTGTTATCAACTAACGATCATGACCCCCTGGGGGGTGATCCCTCCACCGACCCCCACCGGGACCGCCGGGGAGGTCTCCGAATGGTGCGGAGGGTTCAGAACTTCCTGGCTGCCCGCGCGACGCGGTCGGCTCTCGCCGACGCCGCGCGACGCGGCTGAGGAGTGATGATCGAAATGACCAAGGGTGGAGCACGGAACCGGTCGGGCCCGCAGCCGGACCCGGCGTCCGGCCGGAGCGATCGGCGCGGCTTCTCGCTGCAGGCTCTGCCGGCCGAGGGCTACGACGGCGGCGCGCCGCAGTACCCGCTCCGTGAGATGACGGTCTACGAGACGGTCGTCGATGAGGAGGGCGTGCGGCGGCGGTCCCCGAACGACGAAGCGACCAAGGAGTTCCGCGAGCGCGAAGCCGAGCTGTGGGAGTGGGCGTGGACACTGCCGCAGGCGTGCGCTTGGGTGCGCGAGCAGTGGCGCTGGCACACGGTCGCGATGTGGGTCCGGACCGCCGTGGTGTGCGAGGGCCCTGACGCGCAGGCCGCGGACAAGAACAGCCTTCACCGGTTCGCTGACCAGATCGGCATGACGCCGGCGGGGATGCGGGAGAACGGGTGGGCGATCGCCGCCGATGAGGTCGAGAAGCGGCGCGGCGAGGTCGACGAGGAGCCCGAGGAAGACCCGCGGACGCGGCTGACGGTCGTGTCGAATGGCGGCGCGTAGCCAGTACGTCGTCGACTTCCCGACCCTGTGGGTCGTGCCGGCGTGGATTCAGCGGCACTGCCTGATCTCGGACGGGTTCCGCAAGGGCCGCCCGTTCCGGATGTACGACTGGCAGCTCTGGGCCACGGCGAATCACTACCGGGTCAAGCCGGGTGCCGCGCAGGTCGAGGGTTACGGCGAGGATCCGGACGTCATCCCGATCCGGTCGGCGGCGTTCCACAACCGCCGGTCGCAGGTGATCGCGCCGCAGAAGACGGGCAAGGGCCCGTGGACCGCGGCGATCGTGTCCGCCGAGGCGCTCGGGCCGGTCCTGTTCCTGGGCTGGGCCGAGGAGGGCGACGAGTACCGGTGTGAGGACCACGGCTGCGCCTGCGGCTGGGTGTACCGCTACCAGCCGGGCGAACCGATGGGGCACGCGTGGCCGTCGCCGCTGATCCAGCTGCTCGCCACGTCTGAGGACCAGGTCGACAACGTCTACAAGCACCTGAAGGGCATGGCCCGCGGCCCGCGACTTCGGGAACGGATGAAGGTCCGCGAGGGCTTCATCCGGATCATCGGCGAGGACGACGACCCGGACTCGAGCCGGATCGACGTGGTCACCTCGAGCGCGATGTCCCGGCTGGGCAACCCGGTCACGTTCTGCATCCAGGACGAGTCGCAGCTCTACACCGCCACCAACAAGATGATCACGGTGGCGGAGACCATGCGCCGCGGCGCGGCCCCGATGGGCGGCCGGTCGATCGAGACGACGAACTGCTTCGACCCGTCGCAGCACTCCGTGGCGCAGCGGACCCGCGAGTCCCGTTCGAAGGACATTTTCCGGTTCTACGAGCCGCCGCCGGCCAACTTGAAGTACAAGGTCAAGGCGGACCGGAAGAAGATCCACGCCTTCAACTACGCCGGCTCGCCGCACGCCGACCTCGACGGCATCGAGGCCGAGGCCGCCGAGCTGATGGAGAAGGACCCGGGGCAGGCGGAGCGGTTCTACGGGAACCGGATCGTCGCCGGTCTCGGCACCTGGATGGACGTCGAGAAGTGGAACGCGCGCGTTGCGCCGTCGGCGCCGCCGATGACCCGCCGCACTCAGTTGGTGCTCGGGTTCGACGGCTCCGATGTGGACGACTGGACGGGGATCCGGGCGCAGACCCGCGAGGGCTACCAGTTCACGCCGGCGACGCCCGGCGGGCCGACGATCTGGAACCCGGCGGACTACGGCGGCAAGGTGCCGCGGTTGGACGTGCATGCCGCGGTGGATTGGCTGTTCTCGAACTTCGAGATCATCCGGATGTACGCGGACCCGCCGTACTGGGAGTCCGAGATCGATGCGTGGGCGGAGAAGTACGGCGAGAAGCGGGTCCTGCGGTTCGAGACGTACCGGCCGGTGCAGATGCACGCGGCGTGCCAGCGGCTGCTGGTCGACGTGAACAAGGCGGACAGCCCGTTCGCGCACGACGGCTGCGACGTCACCGAGTTGCACATGGGCGCGGCGAAGAAAGCGCCTCGCCCGTCGGAGCGGTACGTGCTCACGAAGCCGGGCGACGGCCGAAAGATCGACATGGCGGTCGTTTCGGTGATCTGTAACGAAGCTGCGGGCGATGCGACCGCGGCGAAGCTCTGGAAAAGGCCGCGAAAGGTCATCGCGATGTGACAAGGGAGGTGTGATGTCGGTTCCCGACAAGAACGACGCCGAGGGCTGGCTGAACTTCCTCTCCGTGCGCCACGACGCGGAGCTGCAGGAGCTCGAGCGGCTGAACAGCTACTACGAGGGCACCCAGCCGCTCACGTACATGCACCCGGAGATCTTTCGGGAGGTCGGGGACCGGATCAAGCCGGTCGTGATCGCGTGGCCGCAGCTCGTCGTCGACGCGCTCGAGGAGCGCCTGGACGTCGAGGGGTTCCGGCTGCCCAATGACGCGGGCAACGACAAGGACCTGTGGCGGGTGTGGCAGGCCAACGACATGGACGAGCAGTCCCAGCTGGGGCGGATTGACGCGCTGGTGATGAAGCGCTCGTACCTGTCGGTCGGGACGAACGACGACGACGCGGACACGCCGATCATGTGCGCGGAGTCCCCGCTGGAGATGTTCGTCCACATCGACCCGCGGACCCGCAAGGAGCAGGCCGGCCTACGGCGGGTCGTCGACGACGGCAGTTACGCGCGCGAGCCGGAGCGTTCGGCGGCGCTGTACTTGCCGGACGCGACGATCTGGTACGGCCGTAAGGACAGCCAGTGGACGGAGGAGGACCGCGACAACCACGGCCTCGGCCAGCCGCCGGTGGTGGCGATGGTGAACCGCGGCCGCCTGTCGACGGCGCGGTCCCGGCTGAACGTCGCGACGCACAGCTCCCGGTACGGGCAGTCCGAGCTCGCGCCGATCCTTCCGCTGTCGGACGCGGCGAACACGATCGCGACGGACATGATGCTCGCCGCAGACTTCCTCGCTCTTCCGGTGCGGGGGTTCTTCGGCATCGGCCCGGATGACCTGAAGGACCAGGACGGGAACACGCTCACCGCCTACCAGGCGATCCTGCGGAAGTTCTTCATGATCCCCACCGGCACCGACGAGGGCGCGGGGACCTTCGAGTTCGCGGGCGCGAGCCTCGCCGGGTTCCACGAGTCGATCAACTCGCTGGCGCGGCTCGTCGCGTCGCTGTCCGGCCTCCCGCCGGACTACCTCGGTCTGTCCACGGACAACCCGGCGTCCGCCGAGTCCCGGCTGGCCGGCGAGATCCGGCTGATCAAGCGGGCGGAGCGGAAGCACTCCCCGTTCGGTGGCGCCTACGAGCGGACCGGCCGGCTGGTGAAGCGGTTCCAGGAGAAGGACTGGGACCCGAAGTACCGGATGCTGGAGACACGGTGGCGGGACCCGTCGACGCCGACGGTCGCGCAGACCGCCGACGCGGCGATCAAGAAGTACCAGGCCCCGGCCGGGCAGAAGCCGATCGTGACGCTGCGGCAGACCCGCGAGGACCTCCGCTACTCCGACGCGCAGATCACCAACATGGAGAAGGAGCAGGACGCCGAGGACAAGAAGGCGGCCGCGCTGGACCCGATCGGCGTGCTGGCCGGGCGGATGCCGCCGCAGCAGCAGCCGGGGCTGACGCCGGAGCCGTACGGTGTCGGCGGCTGACGTTGCGCAGCAGCACTACGACGAGCGCCAGGCAATCGTCGGCGAGGTCGTGGACGCCGGCGTGCAGATGTGGAGCCAGGTCAGCCCAGGAGACCTGACCGGGTCGTGGGCGCGGCTGATGTCCCGGCTCGCGGTGGTGCTGCGCGCCGGACAGCTCGCGGCGGCTGCCTCGGCGGACGAGTTCGTCGACGAGGCGCTCAGGCAGCAAGGGCAGAAGCCGGAGCGGGCCGGCCGAACGTCGGCGACGGCGTTCTCCGGGATCGCGTCGGACGGGCGAGGCCTGGATTCGCTGCTGCTGAACCCGGTCATCGCGACGAAGGTCGCGATCGGGAAGGGCAACAGTCTGGATCGGGCGCTCGGAAGCGGCCGGGCGTCGCTGGCGATGGTGCTGCGGACGCAGGTCGCCGACGCCGGCCGGGTCGCTGACGGTGTGGCGATCGCCGCGCGGCCGCGCACGACGTGGACGCGGATGGCCGTCGGGGACTCGTGCCCGCGCTGCATTCTCCTGGCCGGCCGGGTCTACCGGTACAGCGAGGGGTTCCTGCGGCACCCGCTGTGCGACTGCGTGCACATTCCCACCGCCGAAGACACCGGCGACGACTTCACCACCGACCCGCGGCAGGCGTTCGACGAAGGCCGCGTGGTCGGGCTGTCCAAGGCGGACGAACAGGCGATCCGCGATGGCGCCGACCTCGCGCAGATCGTCAACGCGCACCGCGGCATGACGGTCGCCGGCGTCACGACCGAGGGCACGACGCGCCGCGGCTTCGCCGGGCGCCGGCTCGCCGGACGCGCCCGGCTGATGCCGGAACGGATCTACCGCGAGTCCGACTCGCGGGAACAGGCGATCGAGCTGCTGCGGCAGCACGGCTACATCGTCTGACGCCCGGCCGCGCGATGCGGCCGGGAAAACCCCTCTGCGATGGAGGAACACCACCGTGAACACCGACCTTCCCATCCACCCGCGTACCGGACTCCGCGCTGTCGGTATCGGCAAGCGCGGTCCGATCTGGCCGATCTTCGGCGCCGAGGACAATCCGCCGCCGGCTGCTCCGGCTGGCCAGCCGACTCCGACCCCGCCGGCCGCGCCCGTCCCGGCGCCGCCCGGCCAGCCGGCACCCGTGACCACCCCGCCGGCGGGCGACCCGCCGAACGGACCTGCCGATGGCGACAAGCCGCTCGGCCCGAACGGCGAAAAGGCGCTGCAGGCCGAACGCAAGCGCGCCGACGACATGGAGAAGCAGCTGAAGGCGCTCGCGCCGCTGCAGAAGCTCGCTGAGGCGCTCGGCGGCGCCGGCGACCCCGCGACGGGGCCGACGGACATCGAGAAGATCACCGAGCGGCTGACGAAGCACGAGACCGAGCTCGCCGGCGAACGCTCGGCGCGGTGGCGCGCCGAGATCGCCAACGAGAAGGGCCTGACGATCGAACAGGCAGCGCGGCTGCAGGGCGACTCAAAGGACGCGCTCGCCGCCGACGCGGACGCGCTCAAGGCCCTGTTCCCCACCGCTCCGCTCGCGCCCGGCACGCCGCGGCCCGATCCGAGCCAGGGGGGTCTCGGCGGCGGCAGCGCGAACCTCGACTCGCAGATCGTCGAGGCGCAGAAGGCAGGCGACGTCCGGAAGGTCATCGCGCTGCAGCGCCAGAAACTCGCCAACGTCAAGCAGTAACCGGGCGCCCGTGCGCCCCAGACCTGACAAGGAGCAACCCACATGGCTGGGATTTCCGCACTGGGCACCACGTACAACCTGCCCAACTACTCCGGCATCCTGTACCAGCTGAGCCCGGCCGACACGCCGTTCTTCTCCGCGATCGGTGGCCTGACCGCCGGCGGCGGGCAGACCACGGACGTCGAGTTCGAGTGGGAAGGGTTCGACCTTCGCGCGCCGGGGCAGAACACGGCGCTGGAAGGCCAGGACGCGCCGACCGACCAGAACCGGGTCCGGACGAACTTCAGCAACATCCTGCAGATCCACCAGGAAGCGGTCGGTGTCTCGTACACCAAGCAGGCCGCGACCGGGCGCAAGTCCGGGCTGAACAACATGCAGTCGAACCCCGTCGTGGACGAGCTCGACTGGCAGACCGAGCAGATGCTCAAGCAGATGGTCCTCGACGTCAACTGGTCGTACCTGAACGGGACGTACCAGAAGCCGTCCGACAACACCACGGCCCGGAAGACGCGCGGTCTGCTCGCGGCGACCGTGTCGAACGTCGTCGACGCGGCTGGTGGCGTCACCGCGACGGGTACGGCGGCCGCGGCCACCGACCTGATCACGCTGACCGCGCACGGCCTCGTCAACGGTGACACGGTGACGTTCTCCAGCGTCGGCGCGGCGACGCCGCTGCTCGTGGGTGTCGCGTACTACGTCGTGAGTTCCTCGGCGAACACCTTCTCCGTCGCGGCGAAGAAGGGCGGCACCGCGGTGAACATCACCGTGGACGGCACCGTGATCTGGTCCAAGGGCGTCACCCTCACGACTGGTCTGCTCGGTGACGCGATGCAGCTGGCCTACGACGGCGGCGGGCTCTCCGAGTCGGCCACTGCGACGATCCTCGCGGGTTCGATGCAGAAGCGGGCCATCACTGCCGCCTGCACCGCGGCCGGCTGGGTCACGAAGGAGCTCGCGGGCAACGTCGGTGGCGTCAACGTGACCCACGTGGAGACCGACTTCGGAGTCCTGAACATCATGCTGGACCGCGCGATGCCGCAGTCCACCATCGAGATCGCGTCGCTGGAGCAGTGCAAGCCGGTCTACCTCGAGGTCGACGGAAAGGGCCACTTCTTCGAGGAGCCGCTGGCGAAGACGGGCGCGAAGGACCGCAACCAGCTGTACGGCGAGACCGGACTGGCCTACGGCAACGAGAAGGCCCACGCCAAGCTCACCAACCTGAAGTGAGGACGGCATGACCTACGTGGTGACGGCGGGCTTCGTGTCCGCCGAGACGCAGGTGACGAAGGCTGGCGGCCGCGCGGTGCTCGACTTCCCGCGCGGCGCCGTCCTGCCGGACGACGTCCCGGACGAGCAGCTGCAGGGGTTCCTGCGCGGCGGTCTGGTCGAGGACGTCGACGGTGCTCCGGAGCCGGAGCCGGAGCCGGAGCCGGAGCCGGACGAGGTCGACCTGTCCGAACTGGACAAGGACGCGCTGCTCGCCTACGCCGACGAGCACAAGCTCGCCGTCGACAAGCGGCTCGGCGAGGACAAGCTCCGCGCCGCCATCCAGGAAGCCCAGGAAGCCGAGTAACGAGGGAGGCGGAGGTCCGATGGCTGATCTGCTCGCGACGGCTGCGGACCTCCGCAACCTGCTCGACGAAACCGAGGGCACGCTCTCCGACGACAAGGCGGAGGTGGTGCTGCGGATCTCGTCCGCCGCGGTCCGGATGGCGGCCCGGCAGCACATCACCGCGGTCACGGGTGACACCGTGGTCCTGATCGGGGATCCGGGGCAGTGGCTCGAACTGCCGCAGCGGCCGGCGACCGCGGTGACGTCGGTGAAGGTCGACGGCGGCGTGGTGGCGGACTTCAAGCGGTTCGGGAACCGGCTGTGGCGTCGCTGCGGCTGGGAGATCTGCCGAGGCGAGCCGGCCGCGGTGGAGGTCGTCTACTCGCACGGGTATGAGACGTGGGACGACAAGGTCGAGTACGCGTCGGGGATCGCGCTGACGTTGGCGGCGAAGCTGTTCACCAACGTCGTCGGCGCGACCGGGATGTCCATCGACGACTTCAGCCTGCAGTTCACGCAGACGTCCACGTCGGACCTGGCGGGGACGATCCCTCCGAACGTCGTGAAGTTGCTGCGGTACGAGTACGGCGCCCGCGCTGGTCTCGTAGGGATCGGCGGGTGAGCGCCGCGGGGCGCCTGGCGCTCGCCGGTCGGCGCCGCGCCGAGGCCATCATGGTTGACCAGTGCACGATCCGGCCGATCACCGGCCACGGCCCGGCGGACCCGGATACCGGGGTGGTGCCGACGCTCTACGGGGCGGCGCTCTACGCGGGAAAGTGCAAGATCCAGACGCAGAAGCCGTTCCCGAGTTCGCCGGACGCCGGGGAGCACCTGTGGACCGTGGGACCGCTGTACCTGCACCTGCCCGTCGTGGGGTCGGAGAACGTCGCGACCGGGCACGAGGTGCAGATCACCGCGTCGGCGGACCCGGCGAACGTCGGCCGGATCTTCCGAGTGAAGAGCGGGGACCGGAAGACGTACGCGACCGCCTACCGGCCGCTCGTTGAGGAGGTGACCTGAATCGTGGCCACTGTAGACACCAGCCAGCTGGAGAAGCTGGCCGCGGACCTCGCGGCGGTGCCGGCGGAGACGCGGCCGAAGTTCTCGAAGGTCGTCGAGCGGGGCGCGCTGAACATCAAGAACGGGCTGCGCGCCGACGCGGCCGGTCACCCGACGTACCGGTACTTCCCGACGTCGATCTCCTACGACATGACCGGCGAGTTTTCGGCGGAGATCGGGCCGGACAAGGACCGGGTTCAGGGAGCGTTGGGGAACATCCTGTACTTCGGAACGAGCAAGAACGCGCCGCAGCTGAGCCTCGAAGGTCCTCTGCAGAAGGAGATCCCGCGGTTCGAGGATGCGCTCGCTGACGTCGCCGAGGACATCCTGTGAGCCACCGAGCGGCGATCAAGACACTGCTGGCGGCGTGCACGATCGGCGGCTACCCGGGCGGGCAGGTCATCGACCCGCCGACGTTCCCGTACTGGGTGCTGTTCATGGACACCGGCTCGGACGATCAGGAGAAGCTGTGCGGGACGTCGAACAAGACGACGTTCCGGTGGCAGGTGACGTCGGTCGGTGAGACCGACGACGCCGCGGAGATCGTGGCCAGCAAGACGTCCGCGTTGCTCGTCGACGTCCGCCCGGTCGTGGCCGGCTGGTCGCCGGGCCTGATCCGGCGGGTCATGTCGATCCCTGTCCGGGCTGACAAGGACGTGTTCCTGCCGGGCTCCAACCTCCACCCGATGTACGCGGTGGACTCGTACGAACTCGTGTCCCGAAAGGACTGAACCATGGCCAACATCGCTCAGGTGCAGGCGCTGCCGGGAGGTTCCGCGGTGCTCACCGGGACCACGCCCACGGCGGGCCCGGACAACCTCATCCCCGGTGACCCGTCCGCCCCCGTCTACCTGTGGGTGGACAACGCGTCCGGCGGTTCGACGACCATCACGATCCTGGTCCCCGGCACCACCAAGTACGGGCAGGCGCAGCCCAGCATCACCGGCACGGTCGCCGCCGGCGCGAAGAAGGTGTTCGGGCCGTTCTACAACGACCTGCAGCAGCCGGACTTCCTCATCGACGTCACCTCCTCGGCGACGACGTCGGTATCCCTCTACAGCTTCCGGGGCTGACCGCCATGATCATGGACCCGGAGCTGTTCACCCGCGCGAAGTCGAAGAGCCACGGCGGTGTCGCGGCGCTGCCGAAGCAGGCACTCGAGGCGGGGCTCTTCCCCGACTGGGAGGCCGTGAAGGGCCCGCTGCCGGAGGCGCCGAAGTCGGCGGTCGTGTTCCCGAAGCTCGTCGACGACCCCGAGCCGGAGCCCGTCGACGACGGCCCGGCCATCGAACCCGAGCCGGAGCAGCAGGCGCCGGCCGCACCCGACAAGCCCGCCGACAAGCCGTCGGCCAGGAAGTAGGAGCAGGCCATGCCCGACATGTTGACCGACGGCAACATCAAGGTCACGTACGTCCCGACCATCGCCAACACCGCAGCCCCCACCACCGCGGAGCTCGCCGCGGGCACCGCACTGGAGTGCATCATCACCGCCGACGGGCTGGACTTCTCGGTCGACGAGGAGACTGTGTCGATCCCGAAGCTGTGCGAGACCATCACCGCGGAAGCGCCCGGGCGGGTGAAGTACGGCGTCTCCCTCACGCTGGTGCGGAAGACGACCGTCCCCGAGGACGTCGCCTGGACCACCCTGATCCGCGGACTGACCGGGTACCTGGTGATCCGCTACAACCTGCCCGTCGCGACCGCCTACGCCTCCGCTCAGAAGGTTCAGGTGTTCCCGGGCGCGTTCGGCGAGCGCAAGCAGCAGAAGCCGGAAGCGAACTCGGCGGTCAAGTTCATGTCGCAGTTCTTCGTCAACGCGCAGCCGAAGCCGGACGCCGCGGTCGCGTAACCCCCAGGTCGTGCCGTCGCGGTTTGGTCTCCCTGGACCGCGGCGGCGCTTCACCCGTACTCAGGGAGAACATTCAGGGAGACAAGATGAACAAGGCTGACGTGTCGAAGCTGCTGGCCTCGGCGAAGCGCCCCGAACGCACCGTCGTTCTGTGCATGCGCGGGGATCTGCAGGCTGACTGGGAAGACCTCGACCGCAAACTGATCGCGGCCCGTACGCAGCGAGTCGCGACGCTCGCCGGCGGAACCGAAGAAGAGGCGGGTTTCGCCGCCAAGATCCAGGAGCTCGAAGCGGAGATGGCGGAGAACTCCATCACCTTCCGACTTCGGGCGCTGCCCCGGCGACAGTTCCTCGAGTTGACTCAGGCGCACCCGCCGCGTGCGGGCGACGAGCGCGACAAGTCGATCGGCCTGAACGCCGACACCTACTACGACGCCCTCATCGGCGCGTGCCTCCTCGAGCCGGAGCTCGAGCAGGATGAGCTGACGGAATTCCTCGATCTCCTCACCTCCCGGCAGTTCGAAGAACTGATGGAGGCGGCGTGGAACCTGAACCGAGGTGACGTCTCCGTCCCTTTCTCGTACACCGCCTCGCGCACAACCCGGAGCTCCGAAGGGACGTAGAAGCCGCTACCCGGCTGGGGATCTCTCACAGGCGGTTCTCCGGGTGGGAACCGACCGAGGTGGCTGAGCGGCGCGGCAAGAAGGTCTTCACGACCCGCGAGTCGGAGTGGGACGACGAACAGCGCGGCCTGGTGCTGGCGTTGCTGGACTTCGAATCCCAGACCTGTCACGGCTGTGGCGGGTTCTTACCCGAAACCACTGACGAGAAGGCCTCGTATACGGCGGAGGCGCCGTACCGCTGCTACCGGTGCACCGCCCTGAACAGACAGAAGGCGGAGTACCACAAAGACTTCAAGGACGACGAGACCGGCAAGTTCGACGCGTTGGCGGTTTGGCCTGTGACTGAGCGACGTAGGGAGGTGCCGGGTGGTTGAGCGGACCGTATCGGTCAAACTTCGCATGGACATCGCCGACTATCTGGCGAATTCCCTTAAGGCGTCAGGGGCGAACAGGGACGTCGAGAAGTCCGCTCGAGACCTCCGTAAGGCGCTCGACGAAGAAGAGGCCGCCGCGGGGCGGCTCCGTGTCGCTCAGGCGCGACTCACCGAGGTGCAGGCCGACGGGAAGACGAAAGCTTCCCAGCTCGCTGCCGCAGAGGAAGAAGTCTCGCGGGCGCAGCGGCAACACGAGACCTCGACGGACCGGGTGACGCAGGCCAACAAGCGGTACGTCGAGTCTCAGCGCGAGGTCGCGAGTGAGGCGGCGCGCGCCGCCAAAGAGACGGAACGCTCCAGTAAGCAGTCCGAAGACTCCGTGGGGCGGATGGCGAAGCGCACCAACGATCAGTTCGACGCCCTGAAGTTCACCGGACTGTCAGTGGGCTTGCCGGCGGCGGCAACAGTAGGCGCCGCCGGGGTGACCGCGGCACTCGTCGGCACCGCGGCGGGGTTCGCCGTACTAGGCGTGTATGCAGCCTCGTCGTCGGAGCAGGTGCAGAACGCCTTCGGCGACCTGTCCAGCCGGGTGATGAACGACGTCACCCAGATGGGCGGCCTGGTCGAGGGTGACGTCTTGGCTGCGATCGACGGCATCGGCGCGGCGTGGGGTCGGCTCAGCCCGCAGGTTGCCGCGGCAGTTCAGGGCTCGGCGCCGGCTATCCGCGAGTTGAGCGGGGCCGCAACCGATCTCGCCGAGGGCGCCATGCCGGGGCTTGTGACCTCGGTGGCTGCGTCCGAGCCGGTCCTCAAGGGCGTGAGGACCTTCGCTGGGCAGGCCGGCGCAGGCCTGGGGGAGTTCTTCGCGAACGCCTCCCAGGGAAGCGAAGGCGCCCGGCAGGGGTTCGTGGTGTTCGGCGGGACCGTTCAACTCCTGGAGGCTCGGCTGGGGACGCTGTTCGCGAACCTCGCGAATGGATCCGTGGGTCCCCTGCGGACGTTGCACTCGATGGTCGATCAGGTGAGCGCATCCCTGATCGACCTCACTGCACAGGGGTCGGGAGCGCTCGGGTTCCTGCAGGGGTTCGGCAACGCCGGAAACGGGGCTATAACCGTACTGCGCGGCCTCGTGGCAGCGGCTTCCGCGCTTCCGCCGCAACTCACCCAGATGGCTGGGTCCTGGACGGCGGCGTCGCTGATCGCGTCCAAGTTCGGCGTGGACGCCGGCAAGGGATTCGAAGGCCTTGGGGCGAAGGTCAAGGCCGCGGAGGGCCCGAGCAACAAGCTGAAGACCGCCATCGGCGGACTGGCTGAAGGTGCACTGAACCCGGCCTTCCTCGCGACCACGGCCCTCGGGATCGGCTTGGACATCCTCGGCGAGGCCCAGCAGAAGGCGTCGCAGAAGGCGGCAGATCACGCGGACAACGTCCGGAGCCTCACGCAGGCTCTTCGCGAGGACGAGGGTGCCTACGGGGATCACTCGAACGCGGTGAACGTGGACGCGTTGAACTCGAAGAACGCCACCAAGAACCTCGGCGTCTTCGGCGCGACCATGGGCACGGCCAGGCTCGCCATTCAGGGCAACTCCGGCGCGATGCGCGACCTCACCGACCGGTCGAACGCGGCGATCGTCAGCATCGGCCGTCAGGCCGGCCTGAACGACACTCAGGTCGACGGGTTGAAGCGGCTGAACGCCGGATTGCTGCAGAACGGTGGCGCGTACGAGGACGTGAAGACCAAGGTGGAGAACCTGACGGGGACGTACACCTCGTCAGGTCGGTCCGCTGGCGTCATGGTCTCGAAGCTCACCGATGGGCAGCGTCAGTTCCTCGAGGCGACCCTCAACGGCACGGGCGCTGTCGGCGAGCAGATCAAGGCGCAACGCGAGGCGACGGAGGCCTACCGTCTGTCCCAGGCCGCGCTGTCTGGGCTGAACGTCGAAGAGATCGCCATGTGGGAGGCAACCACTGGTCTCTCTCCGGCGATGTATGCGGCGAAGGCGGCGGCGACGGATCTGGAGACAGCGTTCGCTGCGCTGAACGTGGTCGGCGGAGACGTTGTCGCGAAGGGCAACGCGATCATCGATGCGATGCTTCGCCTCGCCGGGCAGACGCCGACCGTGGAGGAGTCGCTCCAGAAGTGGAACGACGACCTGCGTGGCATCAAGGACGGGTTCGAGAAGCTCGACTTGAAGAAGCACGCCAAGGACCTCATCGACGTCTCAGGCGCGATCAACACCTCGTCTGAGGCTGGTTCGAAGCTGCAGAACACGGTCCAGCAGCAGACTTCCGACTTCGCTGCGTACGCGCAGTCCCTAAAGGACGCCGGCGCCTCTTCGGGAGAGGTTACCGGGAAGCTGAAGGGGATGCGCGACGAGTTCGCGGGTCAGCTGAAGCAGCTCGGGTTGAACGACACGCAGATCGGGAAGCTGCTCGATCACTACGGGATGATCCCGGGCAAGGTCGCCACGCAGCTTTCCCTTGAAGGCGACACGGAGACACAGACACAGCTGACGAACATCACCCGCCAGCTGAAGGCTGTTCCGGAGGAGAAGGGCGTGCACGTCCAGATCTTGTCGGAGGCTGCGAAGCAGAGCCTGACGGATCTCGGCTACACGATCGTGAAGCTTCCGGACGGAACGTTCCAGGTCTTCGCGGATACGACAGGTGCGAAGAAGGCAGCGAACGACGAGGTAGCCCGCGTGAACGGGCTGGTTGGTACGGCGGCGGTCTATGCCAACACCGCGCCGGCCGGGCAGGCCGTAATGAACTGGCTGAACACCACAACGCAGACGGTCGGAGAGACGACCACGAGCACGAACACGGATCCGGCTACGGGGAAGGTGACGTTCTGGCAGACCAGTACCGACAGGACTGGCGCCAAGACGACCACCTATTCCAATGTGGACCCGGCGACGGGTGCGGTGCAGACGTGGAAGCTGAACTCCAACGGCACGTGGGCGAAGATGACCGCATACGCGGACGCGTCCCCGGCGGAGCGCGCAATCCTCGACGTTGCGAACAAGGCGTACCGGGCGACGATCAACGTGGGCGTGAACTACACGGAGTCGATCCGCCCGCGGGTTGGCGTCGGCGGTGGGTACGGCGGCCGGACCATGAACGCCAAGGGCAACCTTCTCTCGCCGCAGCCGGTGAGCTTCTACGCCGGTGGCGGGTTGCGTCCGCTGGCGAGCAACAGGGCGACGATGGTGGCCCCGAACACGTGGCGAGTCGTTGGCGACAACATGACGTCACCGGAGTTGTTCGCCCCTCTGAACGGTTCCCGGCGCACGAAAGATCTGATCGTCCAGGCGGCCCGGCACGAGAAGATCCTCGGGTTCGCTAACGGCGGCATGGTCCAGGCCGAGGACGGCACCTGGGTTCCCGCCTCGTTCTACGGTGGCGCCCCGAAGGGCCCACACGCGATGTACACCGAGTCCGGGTTCGCGAAGCTCCGCAGTGCTGCGCTCGCGAATGGCATCTGGTCACTGTCCGATATGGACCAGAATCAGCTCCGTACGTACGGCGGCTGGAAAGACACGGCGCAGCAGACCGCGCTGCAGCGGGCGATCCAGTCCGGCAACGCCTCCCGCTCCTACGGCGGAGGCGGAAGCCGCGGCGGGAGCATGGTCTTCAACTTCCCGAACTACGTCGGCAACCGCAGCGAGCTCATCGCCGCGGTCCGCACAGCCGTCAGCAACGAAGGCGGCAACGTTCAACAAGTCCTGGGGAGGAGACGGTGACCTTCACCGACGACTACGTCGTTGAGCTGGCGATTGACTCGTCCTGGGTGGACATCACTCAGGACGTGTTGGTCGACCAGCCCGTGACGGTCAACCGTGGTGCGCCCGACGAGTACGGGGATGTCCCGCCGTCGGAGTGCAATCTGACGATCAAGAACCAGAACGGGCAGTACTCGCCGCGCAACCCGATCGGTCCCTACTACGGGAAGCTGGGACGCAACACCCCGATCCGGGTGGCCCGCAGGGTTGCGCGGGACCAGTTCACCCGCACCGTCTCCAGCAACTGGGGCCCCGCCGACCTCGGCGGGACCTGGACCATCTTCGGTGGCGTCGGAGGCGACTACGGAGTCGGATCGGGCGTGGCGACTCACACGATCTCCACTACCCCGTCGTCGCGGCTCAGCTTCCTCGGTGGCCAGACGCATCGGGACATCTCCGTGGCCGCGACCGTCGACGGCCCGACCACGGTCACCGGCGCCACCATCGACTACTCCATCACTCTCGGTGGGACGTCCACATCGGACTTCCACATCGTTCGTGCTCGGATCAGTACGTCGCAGGTGGTGTCGATGCGGATCGACCACGCCGACGGCACCCAGATCTACGGCAACACCACCGTCACCGGATTCACCTGGACCGGCGCCCCCATGCGGATCCGCGCCGAAGTCGACGGCTGCACCATCCGAGCGAAGGCGTGGCTCGCCGGCACCCCGGAACCGTACGCGTGGGTGGTGGAAGCCAACGTCGTCCAGCTCGACTCTCGTCCTGTCGCGAAGGGCTGGGGCGGGCTCCGGACGACAGCCAACACCGGCAACACGAACGTCCCGTTCACCGCCACCTGGGATGACCTCGAAGTGCGGTCGAACCGGTTCATCGGCGAAGTGTCGAACTGGCCGTCGGAGTGGGACCTCAACGGCGAAGACATCCGCACCCCGCTCGTCGCTTCCGGTATCGCCCGGCGGCTCAAGCAGGGGGAGGCGCCGCAGCGGTCGAGCTACTACCGCGGCAACACTGCAGGCATCGTTCCCCGACACCTCGGGTACTGGCCGGTGGAGGACGAGTCCTCGGCGACGTCCATCGCCTCGGCGATCGGTGGCCGGCCGATGCAGATCACCGGCACCGGGAGTCCGCGGTTCGCGGCGAACTCGGACTTCGTGGGATCTCAGGCGATCGGGCAACCGAACGGGTCGGTGTGGTCGGCGAGGATCCCAGTAGCCCCTGCGACGGGGCAGCTGCAGGGTGTGTTTCTGCTGTCGGTCCCGGACACGGGGGAGAACGACGGGGCGGCGTTCCTGCAAATGCAGTGCACCGGCACCGCGGGGTATGTGGACTGCTTCTACCGGACCGGTTCCGGCGGGGGCCTGATCGTCCGGTTCTACAACCAGAACCGGATCATCGTCCACACCAGCGCCACGAAGCTTCTACTGGTGGACGGTCGTCCGTTGCAGGTGTCGGTGGAGTTGGTGCAGAACGGCGCGGACATCGACTACACCGTCGCGGTTCTCGCCCCGGGCGACACGCTCGGGCTGGCGGGAATCGGGACAGCGACAGGGCTGACGTTCGGCTCGTGCTACGCGGTCTACTCCCCGCCGTATCGGAGCCAGGTGGTGAACTCTGCGATCGGGCACGTCGTTGTCCGGAACTCGATCACGTCGATCTACACGCTCGCGCAGCAGCTGAACGCGTGGCAGGGCGAAACCGCGTGGGCCCGAACCAAGAGGCTGTGTCAGGAGAACAGCGTCCCGGTCGCGTTCATCTCCGACACGATGGGCTCGTCGGCCGCGATGGGCGTGCAGAAACCGGACCAGCTGACGAACCTGATCCAGGACTGCGCCGACGCCGACATGGGCATCCTGGCGGACTCCCGGTCGGCGCTGAACCTGACCTACCGTTTCCGGAACGCTCTCTACAATCAGCCCCCGGCGCTGTCGCTGACGTACCAGCAGTTGCTGTTGCCGTTCTCCCCCACGGAGGACGATCAGTATCTCCGCAACGACGTCACCGTCCAGCGCGTCGACGGGTCCAGCTCGCAGGCCACGAAGGCCACGGGGCCGTTGGCGGTCACCGACCCCACCAGTTCCAGCGGCGCCGGCCGGTACGACACGACGGTCGACTTGAACCTCGCATCGGACGACCAAACGTCGGATGCCGCGGGGTGGCTGCTGAACCTGGGAACGGTCAACGAACCCCGATACCCCACGGTGAAGGTCAACGTCGCGCCGTTGGCGGCGACACCACAGATCGCGCTCGACGCGCTGTCCGTGGACATCGGGCACCGCATCGCCATCACCGCCGTCCCCGCAGGGTTGGGGTACGACGACATCTCGCAGATCGCCCGCGGCTACACGGAAACGTTCGACGGCATCGAGCACAACATCGAGTTCACCTGTTCCCCGGAGTCGCCGTATCAGGTGATGGAGCTGGATGGCACGGACGCGTCCCGTGTGGACATCGACGACAGTGTCCTCCTGGCTGCGGTGACGTCGACGGGGACGTCGATGACGGTGGGTTCCCCGACGAACCAGACGTGGTCCACCACGCCGGGGGACTGGCCGATCCCGCTGAAGCTGGGTGGGGAGAAGGTGTCCGCTACGGCGGTGACGAACGCGGTGCTGGCGAACTCGACGTTCGAGTCGGGCCTGTCGCCGTGGACGTCAGGTGGGACGTCGTCGTTCACGCAGTCCGGTACGCAGAAGCACTCGGGGAGTTTCGCTGCCCGGGTTGTCCCGGATGGTGTGTCTGCGCAGGGCGGCCCGGTGTCGGAGCAGATCCCCATCGCCGGTGGGATGCAGGTGTCTGTCGGGGTGTGGGTGTGGTTCACGTCCACGGTGACGGGAACCTTTTCCTGCTCGGTGAACTTCTACGACTCCGCAGGGGGTTACCTGACGACGTCGAGTGCGTTCGTGTCGGTCGCGGCTGTCACGTGGACGCAGGTGTCGAACGTCTTCATCGCGCCGGCGAATGCGGCTTTCGCGGCGATGGTTCCTGTCCTGATTGGAACTCCGGCGGGTTCGCAGATCTGGTACGTCGACGACGTCACGTTCGCTGGTCCGCAGAAGCTGACCGTCACCCGCTCCGTGAACAGCGTGGTCAAAGCCCAGCCGGTCGGTACTCCGATCGGGTTGGCTCGGCCTGCGCTTGCGGCGCTGTAAGGAGCAGGCATGTTTCAGGGCGGGCAGCTCGTCACCGCGGACCAGTTGAACAACGGGATCGTCAAGGGCGTCTCGATGGTCGCCGACGGGATCACGGCGACACAGTCGTTCACGTCGGGTTCGACGACGACGGTGCAGTGGCCGGTGACGCAGGCCACGAACTCGTCCGTGATCACGATTTCGGGGACGAACAACACGACGTTCACAATCGTGGTCGCAGGGTTCTACCTGATCGACACCGCGTTGCGGCTGGCATCCGGGACGACGGGCCTGGAGCTGAGCATCAAGGTCAACGGGGTCCGGCAGTCCGCGGGAATCGGCACGATCCTCGCGTCGTGTGCTCGCGGGATCCGGCTCCTGGTGGGAGACGTCATCACGATCACCGCGATCCACACCACGGGTTCGACGAAGGCGGTCGAGGGCGGCGCGGAACTGACGTCGCACGTGTCCATCGCGAGACTCAGCGAGTAGGGGGAGACGATGACCACCAGCACTCGGAATCCGTTCGAAGCGCTGATCGTCGGAGCGTTCGGTGCGTACGCCTGCGCCGGCCTGTTCTTCTTCAATCAGCTCGCCACCACAACGATCCGCGCGTTCCCCATCCCGTTCGGCCACGTGTTCCTCGCCGCCGCCACGGTGAGCTGCGCGGTGGTGATGGTCGGGTTCACCCGCGCGGGCACCGCGACTGGTCTGCTGATCGAACGCGCGGGGCTGATCGGCCTGGCCGGCGTGACGGTCACCTACGCGGCGTGGGGGATCGGCGCGTCGGGTCTTCGCGGGTCGGCGTTCGCGGTGCAGATGGCTGCTGTGGCGGTGGCGGCGTTCATGCGGGCGCGACAGATCAACTCGGCGAAGAGGACGGCCCGCAGATCCAGGGAGGTTCACTGATGCCGGCGTGGTTGCAGTGGGGAGGCGGAGCCACGGCGTTGGCCACGATCATCGGGATGTTCATCGCTCTGGCGAAGGTCCGCCCGGAGGTGAAGAAGCTGAAGACCGACGGCGCCACCGCGCTGGTTGCCGCAGCTACGACCTACTCGACGGAACTGTCCGATCAGGTCACCGAGCTGCAGAACGAGACTCGGAAGCTGTGGCAGGCGCAGCGGGCGCAAGAGCAGCGGATCACCGCGCACGTCCGCTGGGACTCGAAGGTCGTGGAGACGTTGCGCGAACTCGGCGGAGAGATCGCCGATCCGCCGCCCCTGTACCTGTCCGAAACCCCGTAGAGCTGGAGGCTGCCTGATGCCGTACCTCGCCAACCTCGCCGCGATCGCGCGCGGCGCCGGACTCCGGGTCGTCGAACAGCCTGGCTGGCAGTCCCGCGGGCACGGCCCGCAGACCGGCGTGAAGACGATCGTCTGCCACCACACCGGGACGACCAACGCCACGGCGAACGCGCCGAGCCTCGGCATCGTCCAGAACGGTCGCGCCTACCTCGCAGGCCCGCTCTCGCACTTCGTCCTCGGCCGCGACGGGACTGTGTTCGTTGTCGCCGCCGGGCAGTGCTGGCACACCGGCGCCACCTGGCAGACCGCGCAGAGCAATGCCTACGCGATCGGCATCGAGGCTGAGGGCACGGGGTACGCCGCGTGGCCGGAGGTCCAGCTCGACGCGTACGCCCGGCTGTGCCGCGCGCTGTGCACCGCGTTCGGGCTCGGCGTCGATCGCGTCCAGGGCCACAAGGAGATCTGCTCGCCCGCCGGGCGGAAGCCGGACCCGAACTTCGACATGGGCGCGTTCCGCTCCCGTGTCGCCAACCTCAGCACGAACTCCGGAGAGGACGACGAGATGGCTGGCCACTTCATCGACCACGAGTACCCGCCCGCGAGTGGGAAGCAGTTCCACCACCGCGCGATCCAGACGTCCGTCGACAGCGCCGTCGTGATCGGCGGCACCTGGTTCGAACTGTCGGCGGGGTACGCGGACCTCGTCGACGTGAACGTCTACTTCAACAAGTTCCAGGCGCCGATCCACCTCGACCGGATCGCCAAGGACCAGCCGTACCAGTGGCGCGTTCCCGAGGGCTGCGACTCGATCAGCTTCGACTACGAGTGTGCGGGGCCGTCGTCCTCGCTCATGATCTACGGGACCAAGCAGTGACCGGCCAGCACGGCGACCAGCTCGGCGGTGCCGCGCCCTGGTATGCCCGCTACGCGAAGGCCGCGGCCGCGTTCCTCGGCACCCTCACGCCGCAGGCGGTGTTCGCGCTGATGGAGCAGAACGGCGTCCACGTGAACGGCTGGGTCAACCTGGCCGTCACGGTGGCGCTCGGCACCGCCGCTGCGACGCTCGCGCCGAAGAACGAGGAGTAGACAATGGCGTACACGAACGCCGCGAAGGACGCCGCGGTCAACGCGATCCGCGCGCTGCTCACCTCGAACATCGGCTACATCTCGATGCACACCGCCGACCCGGGCACGACCGGCGCCAGCGAAGCGACCGGCACCGCGTACGCCCGCGGCTCGTCGACGTTCCCGGCGGCGTCGGGTGGCACCGGCTCTACCGGCGGGCAGGCCTCGGTCACCGCGCGGACCGGGTCGACGACCGCGGCCACGCACGTCGGCATCTGGACCGCCGTCTCCGCGGGCACGTTCATCTGCGGCATCGCCCTGTCGGTGACGGAGAACTTCTCCACCGCCGGCGGGACGCTGCTCTACACCCCGACCCTGTCGGCGACCTGACGTGGCGGCGCGGTCGGACGCGGCGACCGACCGCGTCACCCTGTCCAGTGCGCCGTCGATGGCGACGATCACGATCGCTGGCTGGGTCCGGATCGAGGCGGCGTCGGCGTCCAGCTTCAACCCGATCGCGCGGTTCCACACACTGTCCGGCGACGCCACGTCGTGGATCGTCGGGTTCAAGGGCGCGAACGGCCGGACGCCGGCGGTGTACTCGCCGGGCAACACGACGGGGATCTCCGCGGCGGAGCAGACGCTCAGCACCTACGTGTACGTGGCGGCGACGCTGTCGGGCACGGCGGCGCAGCTGCTGTACGGCAACACCCCGGGCTCGCTGACGAAGGTCACCGGCACGGTCGCGGCCAGCGGCACTCCGGACCGGATCACGCTGTTCGGGCGGTCGGCGGCGGACGGGTCGGAGTGGCTGAACGGCATCCTCGCCTACATGCGGATCTGGACCGCGGTGCTGTCGGACTCCGAGATCGCCGCCGAGTCGCTGTCCGCCGACCCGGTCCGCACATCCGGGCTGTGGGTCGACTGGGACTTCGCCGCGGCCGCGCTCACCGACGGGTCCGGCAACGGCCGCAACCTCACCGCCGGGTCCACGGCCCTGGCCTCCGCGACCGACCCGACGCTCGGCTCTCCGACCGAGGCCGGCACGGCCACTATCACGCTCGGCGCGACCGGCACGCAGTCCCGTGTCGCGACCGACGCGGGGACGTCCGCGCTCACGCTCGGCGCCGCCGGAACCCATCAGCACGCCGCGACCGCGGCCGGCACGGCGCCCATGACGCTCGACGCCACCGGCACGGCCGCGACCCAGCGGTCCGCGGCCGGCGCCGCGCCGCTGATCCTCGGGGCCACGGGCGCCAGCACGCGCCTGGCCGCGGACACGGGGGCCGCGGCGCTCACGCTCGGCCTGAGCGGCGCCCAGAACCACGTCGCGGCCGCGGCCGGCCTGGCTGCGCTCACGCTCGGCAGCGACGGCGCCGCCATCCACGTGGCCACCGCCGCGGGCACCGCCACCATCACGCTGCTCGCCACCGGCGTGGTCGGCTCCGGCTCCCCGGTCGAGGCCGGCACGGCGCTGCTCACACTCGGCGCGTCGGGCGTGCACGGCACGCTGCGCACGGCGAGCGGCACCGCCGCGCTGACGCTGCTCGCGACCGGCGTCATGCCCGACGACGTCGTCACGCCGGCCGGGCGCCCGCGCCTCACCCTCCGGCCGAACCGGGCCACCGCCGAGCTCGCCGGCAGCACCACGACCGCGGCGCTCACGCCGAACACCGCCAGCCTCGAGGGAGCAGCGCCGTGACGACGATGCAGATGAAGGTCCACGACCTCGAGCCGGCTCTGGTGCTGGTCGTGGAGGACCTCGACCGGAAGGCGAACCTGAACGGTGTCGCGTCGTGGCGGATCATCGGGAAACTCCGCGGCCTCGTCGTCGTCGACGGCGTGCTGGCGCCGGGCGCAGTGGTTGTCGACCCGGTCGACACGTGGAAGGCGACCCTTACCCGGGCGTGGGTGGCCGGCGAGACCGACACCGCGGGGGACATGCGGGTCGAGGCGGAGGCGATGTGGCCAGGCACGCCGCCGCGGCCGCAGACGTTCCCGTCGGCGTCGTCGGAGACCGTGCGGTTCAACCCCGACCTCGGGTAGCGGAGGACCTGAACGGGCGGCAGCCGGATTCAGGTGTCGCGTCCTTCCCCTGAACGAAACGGCGGCCCCTCGTACCTTCGGGTACGAGGGGCCGCTTTCGTCGTGCGTGGACTACGTCGAGCATGTGAGCACACCGGAGCCGCTGGCCTGTCGGGAATCGACGACTTGACCGTCGGGGGAGGTGATCTGGCACGCGGCGTCGGCGCCCACGATCGTGGCCGTGACCGCGACCTTGCTGGCGTGCACGGTCTGCGTGGCGGTACCCGAGCTCGTGTCGAACGTGCCGCTGCCCTCGGGTGTGATCCAAACGGCGTTGCTGACGCCGGTGAGGGTGACCTTGTAGTCGACGGGCGCGGGCCCGCTGGCGAGCTTGACGAAGAGCACGATCGCGCCGGCGACGATGAGCACTGCGACGCCGGCGATGACGTAGCGGAGCCTGGCGGAGGTCTGCATGGTGTCGGTCATCGCGGGTGCCTCTCTCCCTGTGTCCGCTGCTATGTCGTGTGGATCAGTGGATCCGTTGCCTGCGTGATGCGACTGTGACCTACGGGGTCAGCCCCAGTAGTCCTGCAGTGCGTAGAGGTACACGACGGCGGCAGCGGCGAGCAGGGTCAGCAGCCAGCCGCCGACTTTCCGCGCGGTTCGCCAGCGGTCATGCCGGTCAGGCATCGGGGGTCTCCTCGGGTGTAGGCGGTCGGGTTGGCAGCTTCGCGCCGGGGCGTCGGAGGTACCAGCCGACGAGCTGGTTGACCACCTTGGCGCGGTCGAGCCCGACGACGCCGGCGCGGTCGGCGAGGTCGGTCCAGTCGTCATCCGGGATGCGGATCGACCGGTGCTGAGTCTTGGGTGCGTCGGGCATGGCGCTCCGTTCGGTGTACGTACCTGGGCAGGCTACTCCGTTCGAGGGTGTACGTACAGAAAGGCGGAGTGGCCCCTTGTGGTGTACGTACACCACTTGCTACGGTGTACGTACACCAAGCAGTGGAGGACCGGATGACCGACATCGAGCAGATCACCGAAGCCCTGAAACAGCTGACCGACGACGAACTCCGCGACCTCATCGGCAACGTCCTCCCGCAGATCATCGCCGCCGCTCAGACCATCCTCGACGCCCGCACCCCCATGCGGCACGGCACCGGCTGCTCGTGCTGCGGCGCGGGCGTCCGGCAGTGGCGCTGACCTCGTGGACAAAGCGCAGCGGGACGCCATCGCCCTGCTGACAAGACAGCTCCGCCACCTGCCCGAAGAGTCCCTGCGCCAGCTCGCCGCTGCAGGGCCGTTGACGGTGGCGATGGTGGCGCGGGCAGTACTGGATCTCCGGCCCGCCGCCGAGCCGGATGACGAGGCGTGGATCCGTGCGGTGTTCCCGCAGCGGGCCACGGTTGGCCGCCCTCAGCGGCCTGTACCCATCCCCATCGCCGGGAATCGCCCGGCTTCAACCACAGGAGGAACGGTGTCCACCACCGAAGAGAACATGGCCCTGGTTCGTGCTCAGCTCGAGAAGGTCGGGCAGGCGGTCGCGGCCGTGACGCAGGCGCACGACCTGCTCCACGACGCCGCGGGGCACATCCTGGCCGTCTCGGGGAATCTGCCCGGGCCCAACCGTGCGGCCGCCGCGTGCGTGAGCACCGCGTCGCGGTTGGAGGAGATCCAGGGTGAGGTGATGCGACTCAACGAGATCATCGAGACCGCCGCGAACAACCCCAACGCCTGAAGAGTCGAGCTGTACCCGTTCGTCCGGAACCCGGAGATCGGGAAGCCCGCGCCCAGGATCGACGCTGAGCTCGCCGAGGTCGAGGAGGAGATCATCGAACGCACCGCGTACGGCACCGACACGGAGGATCAGGAGGCGCGTGAGGGGAACCTTCGCGACGCCCGTGGTGGGTTGAACTGAGCGAGGCCCCCGGCGTGCTGGCCGGGGGCCTCGCTGTTCGCCGTCCACCGCGGTCGGGGGGCGAGGCTCGTGCCTCCACGCGGCGGGCGGACGTTGAGGCCCGGTCGGTGGCCGCTGGAGGGGCGCGCGCACCGACCGGGTGAATCAGAGCCGCGTGAGCGGCAGGCGTTCGCAAAGCGGGCAGTAGGGGATGCCGTTGCGGTATTCCGCGGACGCGGGGATGCAGAGGGCGCGTGTTGCGCAGGGCGCGACGTACGCGTGGCTCAAGGCGTAGGCCCGCGTGTCGGCTGTGGGTGGGATGAAGTGCTGGGTGGGTGCGCCCGGCGTGCCGGGGGTGGAGACCATCCACTGGCCGGTGGTGACGTGGACGCTCATGAGTACCGCCTGTTGACCTTGGGGTAGAGCTGGTTAGCTTCGCGCTCGTAGTGCCGGAACTGCCGCTCGGTCATCTCGGAACCTGGCCTGAACGTCCGGTCGTCGTTGTCGGCGTCCGGGGCCCCAGCGGACTGGGGCCCCGGGCCCTCCGCGTCGGCGATGACTGACGCGGAGTCGTCGTTCCCCGTGCCCCGCATCCGCGCTCAACCTCCCCGATCCACGCTTTCTCAGGTGGTGCGTGACCAGTGTGCTGGTAACGCACCACCTGTGACAAGGACGCGTTCGGGTGATGGCCATGTACCGGTCTGTGACCTCTAGGATTCCTGGTTATGGCAGCCCCACCGTCTTCCCCTCGGGTGCGGGCTCTTGCTGGCGCACTCAAGAAGGTCCGCACGGACCGCGGCGTAGGACAGCGAGAACTCGCTCGTCGACTCGGACATCGCACGCACGCGACAATCTCCTACTGGGAGGTCGGCGCGCGCGTGCCGACCGTCGAGGACGTCACTCCGATCCTCGACGAGCTCGGCGTCGTCGGCTCCGAGCGAGACCGCATCATCGACCTGACCAAGAGTGCGAAGCTCACGTCGAACTGGCTGGCGCCCGGCTTCCCCGGCATGTCACCCGCGCTGGCCGGCGTGCTGGACTGCGAGGTCACCGCGACGGCGATTCGCCAGTGGAGTCCGTCGGTCATCCCGGGCTTGTTGCAGACGGAGTCGTACGCGCGGGCGATTCTCGATGACGCGTCGGAGGCCCCTCTTGTCCGGATGCGGATGGCGCGGCAGGAGATCCTCACGAAGGAAGACCACCCGGTCACGTTCGAAGCGTTGATCCACGAATGCGCCCTGCGTGATGTGCTGGCGTCACCGCAGGTGCAGGCCGAGCAGCTGCGGCATCTGCTTGAGGTGGACAAGCTGGAGAACGTGACAGTCCGGGTCGTGCGCACCGGCGTCGGGTGGCATCCCGGCTTGGTGGGCGCGTTCATCCTCTACGACTTCGCGGATACTCCGTCGATCATCCACATCGAGCACTACAGCTCGAGCGCGTTCCTCTACGAGGAGCGAGACGTGACGGCGTTCAAGTCAGCCGCGCGCACGGTGCGCGGTGTGGCGATGAGCCCGGAGGACTCGTCCGGACTCATCGCCGAGGTGATAGGGGATATGGAGATGAGATGACCCTACCCAGCCGCCCAATGTGGCGGAAGTCGTCCTACTCGGATCAGAAGGACTGCGTCGAGGTGACCCTCGCTCCGCAGGTCGGGGTTCGGGACACGAAGGACAGGGAAGGTGGACAGCTGGATCTCCCGGCGGATGCGTGGCAGGCGTTCATTCGGAAGATCGTGTAGCTGGACCAGGAGCCCCCGGCGGCGGCGATGACCGTCCGGGGGCTCCGTCATGTCCGGGCTGCTGTACTTCTGCTGTACGCGGCGGACCAGGTGGTCGATCCCGTTGAGTATCGGTGCTGGTCAGGGGATTCGAGTGGGCCCGGAGAGACTCGAACTCTCACTGGCACGGACCCAGTTGCCCGGGGTGAAGCCGCCCGAAGCGCGGGGTAGCGGGATGGCTCCAATGCAGGTCAGCCTGCTTGTTCGGCGATCATCGAAGTAGCGGGAAGTAGCGCGACGAAACCCTGGTCTGCTGTAAACGCTGCTGTACGCCCGGCCGTCAGCTCCGCCAGCGCTGCCTCCACCCGGGCGAGCCGATGAGCCAGCAGCACGGGATCCGTCGACGGGTCGGGCCCGGCCGTCGACGGGGCCGCGGTACGCCGCTCGAGTGCCGCCCGGACCGTGTCGAACCCGGCGTCGGACAGGTGCGCGTACCGGCGGGTAACCTCCTCGTCGGAGTGCCCCATCACCCGCGCGATCTCCGGCAGCGGCACGCCCTCCTGGATCAGCCAGCTCGCGTAGGTGTGGCGCATGTCGTGCGGCCGCACCCGCCCGGCGATCCCGGCGAGGTCGAGCGCCCGCCGCCAGATCGTCTTTCCCCAGTCGTTCGACTTCAGCGGGGCGCCGCGGCCGCCGCGGAACAGGATGTCACCGCGGCAGTCGCCGACGCGGTGCGTGATCCCGCACGTCTCCGCCAGGCCGCGCGCGGCCTGGCGCTCCCGGTGGGTGACGAGCCGGCCGACGAGGTCGGGCGGCAGCGGAACGGTCCGCTCTTCCTTGTCCTTCGGGACCGGGTCGATGACGTAGGCCTTCTGATCGAACTTCTCGACGACCCGGATGGTGCCGCGCTGCAGGTCGACCCGGTCCCAGTGGAGCCCGGCGATCTCGCCGAACCGCAGCCCGGTCTCGACGCCGAGCCGGACGAGGAGCGCGTTGGGGCCGTCGAGCGCGAAGGTGATTGCCTCGACTTCGTCCGGCGTGAGGTAGCGCTCGAGGCCCTGGGGTAGGTCGGGGTAGCCGACGTCGCGCGCGGGGCTGGTGGCGAGCCGTCGGTCGGCGACGGCGGCGTTGAGGCTCGTCTTCAGGAGCATCAGAGCGGACCGGAACGTCCACGGTGGGCAGGGTGGTTTCGCGCCGCGCCGTGGCGGGGTGGTCATCTTCTTCTTCCAGCGCTCGACCATCATCGGCGTGATGTCGCAGAGCTTCGTCCGAGACCAGGTCGGCATGATCCAGTTACCGGCAACTGACCGGTAGTTCTCGTCGGTCGCGAACGCGAGGGAGCGGGAGCCGTGCCACAGGTCGAACCACGGACCCCATTCGATCTTCGCGCCTTTGACGTCGATCGCGCCCGGCTCGCGGGCCTCCGACTCCCGCCGCCCTGCTTCGCGGAGGGCCTGCGCCTCCTGGGTGAAGGACCCGGCGGACTGCTCGACGCCGTGCCCGTCGCGGTAGATCCCCTGGTAGTTCCCGGACGTCAGCGTCCTAGTCCAGGCCATCGGCGTGTCCTCCCTCGTCGAGATACTTGGTGATCTCCCGGAACGCGGCGTCGTCGCGTCGCCGAGCCGCCGCGACGCCTGGCTCGCTCGCGCGGAACGCTTCGATCAGTTCCTCGTCGACGCGGTGCTCGGCGTCGCGGCGGGCGAGCTGCATCCGCCAGATCCAGGTGAGCCCGGTGGCGGTGGCGACGGCGACCATGAAGGGTGGGCTGGAGTCGTAGTCGTTGGTGAGCAGTAGCAGCGTGGCCCATGCGACGGAGAGTCCGAGGCCGATCGCGGTGATGAAGGTGGCGCAAGACAGCACGGCGACGACCGCGGTGAAGGTGGCCGTCAACCGCGAGGAAGACCGTCTCCAGGTGATCGGCTTGAGCGACATTGCTTTGCCTCCCGGGGCGGTTGCGGTGACATGTGGCGTGAGGACGTATCGATCCTTTCGGGACCCTCAGGTGGTGCGTTACCAGCGCGATCATGAACTCGCCGGTAATGACCCAGATGGACGAACATCAAGTAACAGTGCAGGTCAGTGCAGGTCTCGATCGCACAACGGCTAACCGTCCGTAACGGCCTTAGCCTGTTCGGCCTCAGCCCTCACCCGGGTAACTTCCCGCATCCAGACCTGGGCCAAGTACGCCGAACGCCGGAGGAACATCTCGTAGGTCTCGTGCACCTCGGTGTCCGTCATGCCTTGCATCTGCTGGCGCTCGGCGGCGGACCACTCATGCGTCGGCGCCGGTGGCATCTCGATCTCGCGCGGCGGAGAGCCATCCTCGACGGTCCGGCGCGCGGACCCGGGCGGCCAGCCGGCGCCTCGGTCGAGTCCTGCGTAGGTCTTCGTGCGCGGGGTGACGGTCGCGGCCTCGACGCGCTGGATGGTCGGCAGGCCGAGGCCGCAGGCCTTCGCGAACTCAGCCTGCGTCATTCCGAGTCGGTTGCGTACGTCTTGGACCGCCGCAGCCAATCTCTTTAAATCTCTTTCGGCCACGCACACAGCATCCCTCACGGGGTGCGACGAGTCCAGCCGTGACCGTGGTCGACGCTTGAGTTCCCAGTGGTAGTGGCGCACGATCTCCCCTTCGTGACACGTCTCTTCAAATCTCTTCGCACCATACAAGGTCACGAAAGAGGCATCAAGGGCTTGCGAGAGATGTGAAGAGATGTAATGTGAGGGCATGGCAGACCCCAAGGGCCCCGAGATCGAGGCCATGCGAAAGGCCCGAGGCTGGAAGCGCAGCGAACTCGCCCAGCGGGTCGGCTGCTCGTACCAGCACATCTACAACTTGGAACGTGGCTTCAACCTCGTGGCTGAAGAGGTCCTCCAGCGGATCGCTTCCGCGTTCAACGTCCCGCTGAGCAACGTCATGCAGGCGCCGAAGCCGCCGGCCCCCCGCAAGGCGCCGACGTCCGCGCCGAAGCCGCCGAGCCCGGCGCCGCCTCCGCGGCCGACGAAGCCGCCGACGCGGGTCGCGGAAGGGACGGCGGCATGACCACGGCGGTCATCGATTGGCTCACGGTGGAGCAGGTCGCCGGGAAAACGGGGAAGCACCCGGTCACCTTGCGACGCGCCCTTGAGTGCGGCGAGCTCCACGGTCACCAGCGGAAGCGCCGAGGCCGGTGGCAGGTCCACCCGGAGGCGGTCAACGCCTGGATCCGGGGCATGGACGGGCCGGCCGCGTGCGGCTGCAAGCGAGTCCTGCGTCGCGTCGCCTGATCTCCCGGCGGACCGGCTCCTGCCCATCCCCCTCAGCCGGTCCGCCGGGGACCACCTGAACAACGAGAAGCGGCCCCCGCTGCACACGAGGGCCGCCTGAACAAGAGGAGTGAGCCTCATGTCCGAACAGGATCGTACCCGGTCGACCAACCCGAGTGGCGACGACGCGTTCGTCGTGGCGGCGGTGCACAGGCACCTGAAGGAGCAGCTCCGCTCCACCGGCCCCAGGGGCACCGAGTACGCCGACGGCAAGCGCGACGCGCTGCTGGAAGCGTTGGGGTTCCTGGACGGCGTGTCCGGCGGCCGGTACTCCTCGTCCGTCGAGGGCGGTGCCGAGTGACCGCCCCGGCGCAGCACGGCAGGCACTGGCGGACCGAGGTGATCCCGGCGGTCTTCAACGAGGGCCGGATCGCCGGGTCGCTGGCCGTGGAGCTGCTGGAGCAGACGGCACCGTTCGAGCCGCCGACGGTCCAGTTCTCCCGGGCGGACTTCGAGTTCGCGGTGGAGCTGGACCGGGCGATCGCGGCGGGGCGGATCGCGGAGCAGCGGCGGCTGAACCCGTCGCGGTGGGAGCGGACCCGGCGGTACGTGAAGGCGAACTGGACGCCCGCGCGGGCGGCGTACGTCGCGGCCACGGGTGGCTCGTTCTTCGGGGCGCTGGTCACCTGGTTGGTGACGAGATGACGGCCCGGCAGACGTTCACGTTCCCGCCGGTAAACCCGGAGTACATCGACCCGGAGATCCAGTCGTCGGCGTCGTTGCGGGCGGAGTACGCGGCGGCGATGCCGCACACCGACCCGTGTCACCAGAACTGCGACGGCCCGGAGGGGCAGCACCCGGTGACGTGGCGGCTGCACCCGAGGCCGGGTTCGTTCCCGAAGCCGGACGCGATCACGAGCCTCGTCGAGTGCTGCACCTGCTGTGCGTGGGGCTGCCACCCGGAGGGGTTCGTGGCCCGGCTGGAGCGGGAGCGGTTCGACGACCACGACATCGAGATCGAGCGCCTGCTGCCGGACGGCCGGTGGGTGCGGTTCGAGCAGCGATTCGAAGGAGCGGCATGAGCGAGCGAATGAACCCCCAGGTGAAGGCGCAGTGGCTCACTGCCCTCCGCTCCGGGGAGTACGAGCAGACGACGGGCACGCTGCGCCGGATCGAGGAGTACCACGACGAAGACGAATTCCCCCCGGTCAAGCCGGTGGGGTGGTGCTGCTACGGCGTGCTGTGCGATGTGGCGGCCAAGTCCGGCGTGAAGGTGATCCGGAAGACCGACTCGTCCAAGGAGTACTTCGACGGCGCGGCCGACTATCTGCCGCAGGTAGTCCTGGAGTGGGCGGGCCTGGGCGACAAAGACCCGATCGTCCGCGAGGAGTCCCTCGCCGATCGAAACGATCGCGGCGTGCCCTTCGTGGACATCGCGAACCTGATCGAGGAGCACCTCTGATGTCCAAGGTGGACAAGATCTTGAAGGACGAGCTGGACCCCGAGGACTTGAACCCGTCGCCGCGCGGCGGGAAGTCCGGCCGCAACGGCGGCGGGAAGTCCGGAGGCAAGTCAGGCGGCAAGATCATGCAGGGGTTGGGGGAGCGGGTCGGCTTCGCCGGGATCGTCCTCGCCACGGTCCTCGCCGCCGGTGTCGGCCTGGTCGGCTGCCGCCCGGACACGACACCGCCGAAGCCGACGTCGTCGTGCGAGGAGGACCAGCCGTGCTGGGACTGCTCGAAGGACGGCAACAAGCGGTGCGGTGACGACCCGCCCGCCGTGAAGGCGTCGTGCGCTGAGCCGGCCTCCTGGTGCGGTGGCGTCACCGAGGCGGTGCAGCGGTGAGCGAAAGGGTGCGGCCGAAGCTCGCGCCCCGGGGGCGGCGCTCCACTTCCACCGCGTGCCCTCGGGGCCACGAGGTGGCGGGGTACAACGCCCTCCCGCGCTCGGGGACCCAACGGCCCGACTGGAAGCCTGGGTGTCGGGCCTGCATGGCCGCGTTCCAGTGGGCCAGGCGGCACAACCTGTTCAACGACGACCCGCGCGTGATCGCCCGCGCGGACGAGATGTTCGCGAAGTACCAGGAGAAGGACGCGGCACAGCGGTGACCGACGTCGAGCGGGTGAAGGTCTCTGTCGAGTTCGTCGAGCAGCAGTACCGGAAGGCGATCGGTACCGGCTACGTGTACGGACGCATCGACGCGGGCGACTCCCGGCTGGACTTCATCGACGGCATGGACTTCGGCGACTTCTACGCGGAGAACACCCGTCGCCTGCTCGACCTCCCTGATCTGTATGAGCGGTTCGTCCGCGAGCAAGAGTCCGGAAAGGACGGAACAACGTGACGAACGAACTCGCGCTCCGCGTGGCCGCGCTGCGAGCCCTGCGCGACCGGGCGGGGCAGGCGTTCGACGACGCCAAGACCGAACTCGAAACGTCGATGGAGAAGGGCGACACCCTCGCGGTGTTCTCCCCGATCGACCGCACCGAGATCGGCTCAGTGTCGAAGTCGAAGCCGAAGCCTGCCGCCCGCGTCGCCGACCCGGACGCGTTCGCCGCGTGGGTCGCCGAGCACTACAAGACCGAGGTCGCCTCCGAGTACGAGGTGACCGGCACGACACGGCAAGTCGCGGACGTCCTGTTCGCGCACGCGCCGCACCTGATCCGCCGGGTCCCGAAGGTCAACTCCGCCTTGGTGAGTCAGGTGCTGGTGCAGTCCTCGAAGCTCGGCGAACCGGTCGGCCCCGAAGGGGAAACCGACGTCCCGGGCATCGTCGTGGAGACAGCGGACGGGCGACTGTCCTGCCGGATCACCGACGTGGCGTTTGACGCCGTGCTCGCGATGATCCGGGCCGGCCGGATGCCGCTGGAACTCCTCACAGGGGAAGAGGGTGCGGCGTGAACGACGGTATGGCGAAGGCGCTGCGCGCGCCGTTCCCGCCGGACCAGGTGGGGAAGCTCCCGCGGGTCACGTGCGGCGACTGCTCGGACAAACGCAAAACGTGCGACAAGCACCAGAAGAAGGTGTGCCGCACCTGCAAGGCGTACGTGTCGGAGCGACACACCCACCTCGACTACGTCGGTCACGCGCACGTCACCGAACGGCTCCTCGCCGTCGACCCGGACTGGTCGTGGGAACCGTTCGCCCTCAACGGCATGGGACTCCCCGCGCTCGACGACGTCGGCGGCCTGTGGATCCGGTTGAAGATCGGCGGCAAGGTGATGATCGGCTACGGCGACGCGCCCGGCAAGGAACGCGCCGTGAAGGAACTCATCGGCGACGCCATCCGCAACGCCGCGATGCGGTTCGGGGTGGCACTGGACCTGTGGAAGAAGGAAGCCCCCGAGCCGGTCGCCGACCAGCCCGCCGCCCGCCAGCGGGAGGAGGCGACGCTCACGCCGGCTCAGCGGGCCGGGCAGCTGCGGGCGTTGATCGCGCAGATGGGGAAGCAGGACGACAAGACGATCGACGACATCGCCGCTGAGTTCCACGAGTGGTCCGGCAAGCGGCACGAGATCAACACGGCGTCAGTCGCGGTGCTCGCCGAGTACGTCGAACACCTCAAGGCCAAGCCGTGAGGCGCGGCGGCCCGCTGAAGCGGACGGCGTTGCTGCGCCGGAGCAGGCCCGCCCGGGTCAAGCCGGGCGAGTGGACCGAAGCCGCCGGGAAGAAGGCCGTGGGGCTGCGGTCGACGTGCTGCGAGAAGTGCGGCGGCGGCGGGCTCCTCGATTGGCACCACCGGAAGAACCGGTCGCAGGGCGGGACGTGGGCCCCGTCGAACGGGCTGCTGCTGTGTCGCTTCCCGTGCCACGCGGAGGTGACGGACACCCGACCCGAGCACTACACCGCCGGGTGGTGCGTGAAGGAGTGGCAGGACCCGGCGGAGGTGCCGTTCGAGCACTGGCAGTGGGGTCGGGTCCGGATCTTCGACGACAGCCCGACCTACCTGCGGGCGGTGGCGTGATGGATCTCCGTGATTGGGCGGTGGTCCTCGTTGCCTGCCTGGTCCTCGCGGTCGTCCTCGTCCCCCTCTGCTTCACAGCCTTGCTGTTCCTTCTCGACCTGATTGGACAGTCATGAACCAGCTCGACATGCTCCAGAAGATCGTTGACCACGCGACCGCGTGGGGCTTGGACGACGACGGCATCACCCGCGTCTCCCTCACCGGCACGGCCCCGACGATCCGCCTGCGCGACCACGAGGTGGACCTGTTCCACCGGTGGGCGCAGCACCTCGGCATGCCGCTGATCGCCGTGGCCGCGTGCGGTACGGCGTTGGTGGTGGACGGGCAGCTGATGTGCGGGCACCGCGTCCACGTCACCGTCCGCGTCACGGCCACCGCCGTCCGGCAGGCCGGCGCGCACGGCGTGTTGACCCTCGGCCACGTCACCCAGATTGCCCACGCGGGAACCCGGATGGTCGCGTGAAGCGCCGCGCCGCGCCGGTGCTGTCCGACGTCGAGTTCCGCCGCCGCCTCGCCGCCGTCATGGCGCAGCACGAGGTCGAGCGGGCCGGCGCCACCCGGCAGATGCGGGTGTGCCCGGCTCCGACGATGGCGGGGTGGCGGGCATGAGCGCCCCCGTATTGATCGACTTCTTCTGCAAGGCCGGCGGCGCCAGCATGGGCTACCACCGCGCCGGGTTCCGTGTGATCGGCGTGGACAAGGAGCCGCAGCCGAACTACCCGTTCACGTTCATCCGCGGTGACGCGATCGAGCTGTTTGACCCGCTCGTGCTCGCGTTCCGGCCAGCCGCGGTCGGCGGGTCGCCGCCATGCCAGAAGCACTCGCGCCTGCGCACGCGTACGCAGCGGGACTACCCCGACTTCATCGAGCCGTTCCGCGCGAAGTGTCTGGCGTCCGGCCTGCCGTACGTGATCGAGAACGTCGAGGGCGCGCCGCTGATCAAGCCGGTCGTGATGTGCGGCTCGATGGTCGGCCGGCCTCGCGTCGACGGACTGCTGTTCAAGCGGCACCGCCTGTTCGAGTTGAACTTCCAGTGCCCGACACCGCCGGATGACTGTCGCGGCGAGCTGACGATCAACGTGCACGGCGGCGGCGGGTACCGGGAGCGCCGCGGGCCGAACGGTGAGCGGATCGGGCACGGCAACAAGGCGTCCGCGGCAGAGGCGGCCGAGCTGCTCGGCGTCGACTGGATGACCGTCGACGAGATGAACGAGGCGATCCCGCCGAGCTACACCCAGCACATCGGCCGCCGGCTGCGCGAGCACCTGAGCCGGGAGCGTGCCGCGTGACCCGCTTCGTTGCTGCTGCCGACCCGATCGCGTTGGCCGCCGCCGCGTCCGCGCTCGCCGGCCACGGGGTGCTCGTCGAGCACGTCGCCGTCGACCCGTGCGGTGTCCGTCTGCTCGACGTCGTCGAGTCCGTACCTGTCCAGAAGGGAAGCTGACATGGGCGAACTTCACCCGGAGGTCGAGAGTGCGATCCGACGGGCTGGCGCGCTGCAGCGGACGCTGGACGCCATGGGCGCTGGCCGGCCGCAGAAGCCGGCGTCCGTCGCCGCGGAGATGCTGGCGCGTGCGGCGGAGCTGATCGCCGCTGTGCACAACTCCGCCGGGGAGACCGAGGGTGGGCAGTGGCTGCGCGACTACGAGCTCTACTGCACCAGCGTGCCGGAAGGATTCGAGTACGTCTGGGTCCCCGAGACCAACGAGAACTGGCAGGTGCTGCGCCACCTCGGCAAGGACTTCTCCGCCTACGCCTGCCGAGGAAAGCGCACCTGCACGCGGTTGACCGTCGCACGCCTGAACCGAGCGACCGGGTCCGAGACGAAGCCGCGCTGGTACTTCTACTGCGCCGAGCACCTGTACGGCCGCCTGATCGTGGACGGCGAGTTGCAGGTGCGGGTGCTGCGGAAGCGATGACCGGCGCGGCGTCGTGCCGCGACTGCGGGCGCCCGCTCTCCGACCCGGCAAGCCAGGCCCGCGGTGTGGGCCCGGTCTGCTGGGGCAAGGGGCACCCCAGGCCGCGCCGACGCCGCGCCTCAGCGGCCGACCAGCCGATCACCGGATTCCCGGAGCTGGAACGAAAGACAACGACAGGAGACGTCATGATCAACGACGACAACACGGCGAAGGCGCAGCGCTGGCTCGACACCGCAGCCAACAACCTCGTCACCGTCGGCGGCGGCCTGGAGCCCGGCGAGTACATCCGGGCCGCCGCCGCGATCGGGTTCGGCTACTCGCAACTGGCGCACTTAGACGAACAGCGCGTGAACCGCGCTGACGACCTCCAGCGTCACGCCGAGGAGAGAACTGCGGACCTCGAGCGGATCGCCGGCGCCGACGCGAAGCTGTGGGCTCACTACGAGACCGAGGCCGCAACGAGCGCGGCCGTGGCCGAAGCGCACCGGGCCATGACCGCGCGGATGGACGCCGAGCGTGTCGAGATCGAGCAGCGCACCACCGCGCTAGCGGCGCTCGACGCCGCAGCTCTCGGGAATTCCGGTCGGCGGGAGCGCAGCCCTCGACCGAACGACGGCGACTGACCACCCGCACCAACCACAAGCACGACACCAGGAGGTGACCCCGTGGCACCCAGATACCTCATCAGATTGTTGACCGAGCAGCCCGAATGGCGCGAGGAAGCGGTCTGCACCGAGACCGACCCCGAGCTGTTCTTCCCCAGCAGCTCCTCAGGGTCGAGTCGCAAGGTGAAGGAGGTCTGCTTCAGCTGCCCCGTGCGTGAGCAGTGCCTCCAGTTCGCCCTCGACAACGGCGAGCGCTTCGGGATCTGGGGTGGCCTGTCGGAGATGGAACGCCGGGCCCTGAAGGTGCCGACGGTCGGGTCGCTGCGCCGGGACCGGGTCGACCCGGTCCTGGTCCAGCGTGCAGTGGCGATGGTCGACTCCGGCACGCCGACCCGCGTCGCCGCGCGCGAGATCGGTATCAACCGCAGCACCCTGCAGGACGCGCTGCGCCGCCGCAGGGCGGCGGCTGCCTGATGCCCATCCGGTTCCAAGTCGACCCTGACTTCTACGACCACCCCAAGACGATCGGGATGTCCGACGCCGCGTTCTCCCTCTGGGTGCGTGCCGGCTCGTTCTCCGCGGCGAAGCTGCAGGACGGCTTCATCTCCGAGGACGTGCTTGTGCACACGCTGAGGTCGAGCGTTCAGGTGGCGGACGAACTGGTCGCCCGCGGGTTGTGGAGGCGAAGGAAGGGCGGCTTCCAGTTCCACCAGTACGCCGATCGGAACTTGACGCGGCAGCGTGTCGAGGCCGACCGGGAGACGGACCGGAAACGGAAGCGTAAGGACCGGGCAGATACAAAACCGCAGGTAGAACGGCGTTTTGTCCAGTCGGAATCCGAGCGGACTCCGGACGGAATCCAGTCGGAGTCCGAGGGGAATCCAGTCGGAGTCCGGCCCCTGTCTGTGTCTTCGTCTGTGTCGATGTCTGTGTCGGGGTCTGGACAGGCGCGGCCGCCTGTCCGCTGCCCCCGTCACATCGACTCCCTCGACGACCCGCCGTGCGGCGCTTGCCGCGAAGCCAGGCAGGCCGCCGAGGCGTTCGACCGGCAGCAGACCCGCAACGCGGCGGGCGCGCGTTCCGCCGAGGCGAGGCAGCGCGCCACGGACCGGGCCCGCGTCGTGGCCGGGTGCCGGATGTGCGACGGGGACGGCTACCGCAACGGCCAGCTCTGCAACCACGACCCCGACGCAGCCGACCGGGCAGCACGGGGGAAGGCAGCGGTTCTGGCCGCACTGCATGCAGGACACCCACCCCAGGCAGAGGAGGCAAGCGATGTGCGCGATCGATGACTGCGAGCCGTGGACGGTGGTGAACCACACCAAGCCGAAGGCCCGCAAGGAGTACCCGTGCATCGAGTGCGGCAGGACGATCCGCGTCGGCGAGACGTACGCCAAGTGTGTCGGGCTGTGCGAAGGCTACTGGTCGACGTCGCACTCTTGCCTCCACTGCGAAGCGATGGGGCAGTTCATGCGCGAGATGTGCGGCAGCTGGCCGATCAGCCAGCTGCGTGAGGAGCTGGAGGAGCACTGGCGCGACGGCTACGCCTCGGTCGCATTCGGACGGCTGGTTGCCTGCATGCGGCTCAAGTGGCACGACGGCGCGGACCCGCTGCCGGAGGACACGGGGGATCTTGCGAAGCAGCTGATGGCGCAGAGCCTGGCGCGGGGTGCGCCATGACCGGGTGGGCGCACAGCCGTCACGTGTCGGATGCGGAGTGGCGGATGGAACGAGACCTCGCCGAGACCGTGGTGTGCCGTGAGCCGCGCTGCGAGGCGGGGATCGGGGAGACCTGCCGGAACCTGTCCTCCGGTGGGCCTTTGGAGAACCAGCCGGCGCATGCACGTCGGATCCGGGATGCACGAGAGGAGGCTGGGGAATGACCGCGAGCGATCACGGAAGCCGCTCCACCTACGTCAACTACGGCTGCCGGTGCCTCGCGTGCACCGAGGCTCATTCGGCTGCCATCGCGGCCAAGCGGGCGAGGCGGACGCCGGCCGACGCGGCTGAGCACGGGACCGCCAGCACCTACCAGAACTACGGCTGCCGATGCTCGCCCTGCCGCGTGGCGGCCAGTGCAGCACGCAACGAGTGGCGTCTTCGCAAGATCGCCGCACGAGACGCCGCTAACCCTGAAGGAGAGAACGCATGAGCAGCGAAGAACCGTACGGCCAAGTTTTATACCGCGTGGGTGACCGCTTCGTGTCCCACCTGAGCGGCTACGTCTACAAGGTCACCGCAGTCGACGCGGAAGCACGGACGTTGCGGTTCGCGGCGTCCGAGGACCCGGAGGACGAATCCGGCTGGGAGTCGTTCGCCGATGCGGCGTCGACGTTTCGTCACATCCCGTCGGAGGTGTCCCGGTGACTTCCCCTCGAACCCCGAGACAGTGGGCAGAAGGCGACACGATCCCCGCTGACGTGACCGCTGTGCACCATCACCACGAACCGCTGCTCGACGAGTGCGGCACCCAGTGCGCCTGGATCCGCCGCACCAGCGACTGGAAGGGCCCATGGGGCTACGCGCTGGAGGAGGCGGCGATGCTGCGGCGCATGGGCCCGGTCACGGAGGTCATCGAAGGCGCCCCCCTGTCGGAGGTGCCGCCTGAGACCCCCGAACCCCCGCAGGTGGGTTGCTGTGGAGCGTGCATCGCAAAGGGGCACGTGCAGGGTGAAGCCTGCTCGGACTGCCTCGGCAGCGGGCACGCCCACGATCCGGACGATCCGTGTCCCGCCCCCGAACCTCCGCGCGAGGACGAGGACCTGTTCCCCTCCGCGTTGGCTGAGCACTGCTACTTCGAGGGCTGCCCGGAGTGGATCACCGGTTCGTCGGACTACTGCCCGACGCACGCCAAGTCGTACGCCCCCGTTCCTGCCTCTCAGTCGGTCCCTGCTGTCCCTGTGTCCTCTCCTCCGATAGAGGACAGCGGAGAAGCAGCAGAGACAGCCACGGAGGCGCTGAGCGCTGTTGGTGTCGGGTCGCTGAGCGAGGCGATCGGGCTGGCCCTCAACGACACCTACGCAGGGTTGGAGTTCGAGGACCCGACGTTCGAGAGCGGGACCATGGCGATCATGGCCGTGCTGCGCGAGCGCCTCGCCGACTGGCGGCCGCCGCTGCCCGAGGTGATGTACGACGCTGGCGAGACCGCCGAGGAGGCCGTGCGGCGGCTCGCGGCGGAGGTCGTCGGGTTGCGGCAGCAGCTGGCCTCGCCGCTGCCCGACAGCGAGACCGAGTGGGGCTGGAAGCCGGATCCTGACGAGCCGGACGAGGTGATCTGCTCGGTCGACGAGCAGGCCGCCCGCGAGCGCGTCAGCAAGGCCAGCTACCGCAAGCTTGCCTGCCGTGAGGTTGGCCCGTGGATCGAGGTGACCTCGTGACCGAGGACAACCGCGCCGTGATCGACGACGACACGGAGCAGCCCGATGGGATCGCCAGCGATTCCCTGGACCTCCCGACCCCGGCTGGCGCCGCGCGCAGGGTGAACGACTTCCTCGCCTGGTACGGCGACGGCCTCGTGTACGCCGAGACCGGCGCGCCGCCGCTGTTCGCCCGCGACCTGCAAGCGCTCGCGAACCTCGGCTCCCGGGCCTCTGAGGAGCGCGCCACCGAAGGCGGTCAGCCGTGAACGCCGTCGCCGCCGCCACCGTCGAAGCTGCCCGCCTCATCGCCTACTACACCGCCATCCTCACCGGCACCGCACCCCACGATGGCCACTCCCGGAGGCAGGTCGGAAACGTCGTCCTGTGCGACTGCGGGGCCCGCGCGGTCGGGCAGATGACCAACCCCGAACCCACCGAAGGGCAGAACCCGTGACCACTCGCATCTACAAGATTGTGATGACGCCGGAAGACACTGACGACCGCGTCGCCTACCTGATCGACAAGACCGGCGAGCCGCCCGTCACTGAGGACGACGCTGCCGACGCCTTCGACACCATCCTGTGCAACAACGACGGCTACGAGCTGTCCTCGTTCGAGGAGATCGCCGAGAGCGATATCCCGGCCGATGCCCGCCCGTACCAGGTGGGCTGACCCATGACCGAACCGATGGCGAGTGAGCCGGCAGAGCCAACCACCCGACAGGACGAACGCGACTTGATCGAGGCGGGCCGCGTGATCTGCGACGCCTACAAGCGGTACGCCCCGGTGCCCGCGGTGCTGCGGTCGGAGGCGCCGAACATCGCGCGTGCACTGGCAGACCTCGGGTTGCTCGCCGACCCCGCACAGACCACCGAACTGGAGCGACTGCGGGGCCAACTGGAGACGCTGCTGGATGAACTTGCCCAGGCCCAAGAGATCAACAACGGCTGGCAGGCCTACAAACACCGGAAGGTCAAGGAGCGACGGAAGGCAGAGTCTGAGCGGGATGCCCTGTCGTTGCTGTTGCGGGGGATGGCCCGGAAGCTGGTCGCCTACCGGAAGTGGGCCGACGGAGACGTCCCCACCGTCCACAAGCTACGGGCCGAACTCGACGGCGCACACCTGACGCTGGACACGATGGCTGGGCGACTGAACCAGGCCCGCGCAGAGCGGGAGGAGCGGCAAGCCCGCATTGACAGGGCGATGGTCGAGATCGCGGCGTGGTGGGGCACGACGCAGCGCGCGGACCGGGTGCTGATGGCCGTGAAGTCGATCCTCAGCGACCTCAACCTCGCTGCCCTGGTGGGTGACCAGCCGCCCGCCGAGGCGACGTTGGAGTGCCCTCACTGCCGCAGCCTGATCCGTCCGGCGTCGGGCGCCATCACGCAGCTGGACGTCGACACCCACCTCGCCGCTTGCGGTCCCGCGCGGCAGTTTGCCCACGAGTGCGCTACCGCAGCCCTGTCCGGTGTTGCTCTTCGTGA